AACATGGCAAAGCTGCTGTAACCCTGTGGCTATTCTGTACGACGATCCAGGCGTCACATATGACGACGCCAGATATACGTATGACGGGGATTATGTTGTTTTTGTCTTTTGTGATTTCATCATTTTTTCCCGACGTATGAGTAGGCGATGAAAGAAACTATTGACAAACAGCAAATCCTCGATGATCTGTCACAAGCGATCGCAGAGAAGCGTGCCGAAGCCGTCGCCGCGCGCAAGGAGTCCGGCATCGAGGATGTCTGGATGGCCTGCGAAGAGGCGTATCTAGGCATCGACGACCGCAATCGCTCCGAGTGGAAGAAAGCAAAGTGGGCCAAGCCGACGAGCATGGAAGGCCCTGTCACGACGAACCGCTCGGCGAGTACCGAAGTCAGATCAAGCGCCTACGTCCGCCTGACCGCGCGCTACGTCAATGCCGGCACGTCGCGCATCTCAGAAATCCTGCTGCCAGTCGATGACAAGGCGTTTTCATTCACCGCTACGCCAGTCCCGGACATGATCACGGCCGCCCCGCAGCAAGCCGTCGCACCGCAGGCGCCCGGCACCGTCGCGCCAGTGGCCGACCAGACCAAGGCGGACGAGGACAGAGCAGCAGCAGCCGCCAAGAAGGCCGAACAGCGCGTCTACGACTGGATGATCGAGGCTCGGCACGCGGGAGAAATGCGCAAGGTGATCCACGACTCTGCGCGGATTGGTGTTGGCGTGCTCAAGGCCCCGTTCCCTGTCACTCGCAAGTCGATATCGCTCACGAAAGAGGGCGATGCGCGGGTACTTCAGATCAAAGAAAAGACGGTCCCCGGAGAGAAGTGGATCGACCCTTGGAACTTGTACCCCGGCCCCGCGTGCGGCGAGGACATCCATTCAGACGACTACATCCTTGAGCGCGACAAAATCTCCCGGCGCACGCTGAGGGGCCTGAGGAAGCAGCCTGGATACCTGCCTGACGCCATTGACCGAGTGCTGAAGGAAGGCCCTGGAAAGTGCCTTGAGGGCACGGCAAGCCCGCATGAAAGCGACTCTGAGCGCGCCAAGAAGGGCCGCTACGAGATCTGGTACTTCTACGGCACGATCACGGCCGACGAACTGCAAGCAGCGAATCCTGACGCTTGCGCCGATGCCAAGCCGCGCGACGACGTGTATGCGATCGTCTCGATGGTCAATGACACGGCGATTCGCGCCATCTTCAACCCGATGGACTCGGGCCGCTTCCCCTATTACGCGATCCCCTGGAAGCGCCGCGCCGGCAGTTGGGCTGGCGTCGGGGTGGGCGAGGACGTTTCGATGGCGCAGGGACTGTGCAACGCGGCGACGCGGGCGCTCATCAACAACGCTGGCAAGTCCGCCGGCAGCCAGATCGTGATCGATCAGACGTGCATCGTCCCGGCTGACGGCAACTGGACGATGACGCCAGATAAGGTCTGGTACAAGACGCCGGAAAGCATTTCGGACGACGTGCGCAAGGTGTTCATGCCGGTGGTGTTCCCGAACATGCAGGCGCAACTGATGCCTGTCATCGAATACGCCTTTCGCCTCGCCGAGTACGACAGCAACATCCCGCTGATTTCTCAAGGGCAGGACGGGCCGGGTTCGCCAGATACCCTTGGCCAGACGCAGATTCAGAACAACAACGCGAACGCGCTGCTGCGTGACATCGGCTATGGCTACGACGACTTCCTGACCGAACCGTTGGTGCACGCCTACTACGAGTGGCTGCTGCTGGACCCGTCAGTACCGGACGACGAGAAGGGAGACTTTCAGATCAACGCGCACGGCTCGATCGCGCTGGTGGAGCAGTCGATTCAGAACGCCACCGTGCAGGAAATGGGCCAGATGGTGCTGAATCCTGCCTTCGGCGTCGATCCGAAAAAATGGTTCGCCGAGTGGATGAAGTCCAAGCGCATGGACCCGCGCAACATGATGTACACCGAGGACGAACTGGCGAAGATGGCGCAGCAGCCACCGCCGGAAGACCCTCGCATCACGGCCGCCAAGATCACGGCCGCCGGGCGCGTGCAGGTCGAACAGTTGCAGGCGCAGGAAGCCAAGGACCATGCCGCTGCTGAAGCGCACATCGAGATGGCGCGGCAGCAGTTGCAGGCCAGCGAGGCCGAGAAGGATCGCCAGCTTGAATTGATCGTGCAGCAGGTCGATCAGCGCATAGAGGAGATGAAGGAGACCGGCGCGAAGGAGATCGCATTCGACTCCCTGAAGGCCATGCTGGCCAGCACGTCGATGAAGCTGCGCACGCAGGCAGACCTCGCACTGGCAGGGCACACGGCTGACCTTCACAAGCACGCATCGCCCCAGGTCACGACGCCACCGACTGAGCCGCCCGGCCGCGCTCCGGCAGGGCAGGCGTTCGCGCAATGACGCCAAACGATGATTTCACGACGGCCGATCGCCATAGCGCGCTGTGGGCCAAGTTCGAGCAGCACTTTGCCCGGCGCATCGAATCGCTGCGCGTGCAGAACGACAGGGACATGAACGGCAGGAAGACGGCGGAGATTCGCGGCAGGATTGCCGAGAACCGCGCGCTTCTTGACCTGTTCAAGCAAAAACCAGACGTATAGCCGCCCCGCAAGGTACGGCAAGACATTCGGCCCACGGTAACGCCGGCCGCCAGTAACCCGCCCCTGTGCGGGTTTTTGTTTTGGAGACTCACTTGACCACGATCACCGACACGCAAGACGACGACGCAGGGCAGGACGACGATTTCACGGCGGGCTTTGACAGCGCCGACAGCGAACCCACCGAAAGGCCGGAAGCAGTCGAAGCGCAAGAAGATGCGCCCGCACCAGTCGCACCGCGCTACGCGCAGATCACCGAGGACCAGTACCAGCAACTTCTGACCAAGGCCGCCGCGGTTGACGAAATCAAGGCCACTGCGGAGAAGCAATTCGGTACGGCATTCGGGAAGCTCGGCGGCATCGAGCGGACCTTGCGCGAATTGCAGTCACAGCCCGGCGGCGTGGAAATCACCGACGACGATCTGGCAGAACTGGAATTCCCCGAGATTGCAAAAGAAATCGCGCAAGTTCTCGGCAAGAAGATCAGGGGCGGCACGGCGGCGGCAATCGACCCCGCGCAGATTGAAGTCGTCGCGCGTCAGGTGGTGCAAAGCGAGCGCGTCTCGCTACACCGGGAAATCCTCGACGGCGTAGCGCCCGGCTGGCAGGAGGTTATCGGCCTCCCGCTGGCCGATGGAACGCTGCCCGACACGGACTACCGCAAGTGGCTCGCCACTCAGCCGGAACCGTACCGGGCAAAGATCAACGCGAGCAATAACGCGTTCGAGATCGCCGGATCGGTCAAGTCTTTCGAGTCTGCCAGGCAACAGGCAGCGGCCAAGGCGAAAGCCGACGCCAGCAGAAACAAACGCATCGAGTCGGCCATTCAGCCGCGCAGCGCCGGAGGGCATTCCCTTGGTGCCACGGACGACGACGACTTTCTTGCCGGCTTCAACAGCCGGTAATCCCGACAAGGACACACACAAATGGCAATGCAAGGATTCGGCCTCTCGACTGGCCGGCTTAACAAATTCAAGGGCGAGATTCTGAAGCACGCAGTGGCCGATGAAGTTCTCGGCAGGGCTGGCCGTCAGGTCAAGTTCCCGCGCAACAACAGCGATACCTACGTCGCTCGTCGCTGGCTCCCGTATGGCGCGACGGCAAGCTCGCCAAACACGTTTTTCCAGAACACTACGGCCGTTGATCGCGGCAACCTGATCGCCCAAGCGCATCTGGTGCAGGAAGGCGTCACCCCGGCGCCGGAAAGCATCACGCCGCAGGACGTTACGGTGGTCATGCAGCAGTATTCCTGCCTGTACGGCTTCACCGACAAGACGTTCGACATGTACGAGGATGACATCCCCGGCGAAATGCAGAAGCAGGTCGGCGAGCGCATCACGTTCGTCAACGAGCAGATCATCTTTGGCGCGCTGAAGGCGTCCACCAATCAGTATTACGGCGGTGGCGGCACCAGCCGCACCACTACGGTCGGCCCGATCACGCTCGGCCTGATCCGCAAGATGGTCAAGAGCCTGCAAGCCAACCACGGCAAGCCGGTCAACTCGATGCTCAAGGCGTCGGCCATGTACGGCACCGACGCGGTGTCGCCGGGCTACTCGGTTTATTGCCACACCGACCTTGAGCCGGACATCCGCGACCTGCCGGGCTTCGTGCCGATCGAGAAGTACGCCAGCGGCACGCCGCAGCCGAACGAGATCGGCAAGGTGGAGCGTTTGCGCTTCTTCACATCGCCCGAGTTTCCGTGCCTGCAGGACCAGGGCGGCAGCGTCGGTTCCACCAACCTGCAATCGCTCACCGGCACGTCGATCGACCTGTACCAGTTCATCGTAACGGCGGCCGATGCGTGGTCGCAGGTGGCGGTGCGCGGCAAGGAGTCGCTCAATCCGACGTTCCTCCCGACCGGCCAGAAGTCCAAGAGCGACCCGCACGGCCAGCGAGGCTATGCCGGCGCAATCTGGTGGAAGGCCGTCATGTTGGAGAACTCGCAGTGGTTGGCGGTCGGCAACGTCGGTGTCAAGAACCTGACCTGATAACCAACGGGCGACTTTCCCCGGAGAGTCGCCCGCACCAAGGACACCACCATGCAAAACACCATCACCCAGTACGTCGCATCCACCGGCGACAACCTGGACCAGATCAGCCTTCGCGCCTTGTTCTTCGCAGTTGCAACGCCGATCGTCAATCAGACGCTCAACACCGCCGGCCTCGTCATCAGCGGCACGACCACCAAGGTCAAGACGGGCGCCGCAGTCTGCTACGCCATCCTCAGCGGTGTGCTGGTCAAGATTTCGGCGGCTACCGACATGGCCGTGCTGTCCGGCTCTGTGACCAATGCCAAGTTCAACGTGTTCGTGTTCTTCGTGGATGCGGCCGGCACGCTGACCTCGTACATGGGCACGGAAGGCGCGACGCTAGCGACGGTGAAATTCCCGCCGTTCCCGGCCAATGCCGCCTGCCTCGGGTTCGTCATCATCAACCCGACTGGAACCGGAAACTTCGTCGGCGGCACCACGCCGCTTGGCGATGTCACCGTCGTTCCGAACGCCGCCTACGTCAGCACCATCGGCCCGTTTGACCCCTCCATCGCTCTCTAAGGACCATCACACATGGATTACCTCCAGCAAGTACCGCTGACGCTCAACCACGTCAACGCCGGATGCGCGGCCGGCACCACCACCACCCTGACCACGACGGCCAATACCGTTTGCTCGATCGCCGGCAAGTTCGCTACCGCGCTGGCTTCGGGCAACAACCAGGCTATCCCGGCAGTCGATGTCGTTACGGGCGTCGCTCCCGTTACGCTTGTCAGCACTGCGGCTGCCGGCGGGCAGGCCGCTGCCATCGTATTCGGCATCAACAATGCCGGCGCGATCAAGATTTGCCAGGGACCGGCGACGCCTACCGAGTTGGGCGTCACCACGACGGCCGGGGCTTTCATTCTCGCGCCGCAATTCCCGACGCTCCCGGATGACTTTTGCCCGATCGCCTACACGGTCGTTCGTACCAGCCCGACCGGCGCCAGCTTCACCGCCGGCACCACGTCGTGGACCGCCTCCGGCATCACGACGGCGACGTTCCGCAACATCAGCACCCTGCCGGCTCGCCCGCAGATCTCCTAAACCGCGATCAACTCAGCGATCCAGAGCGCCGCTTTCGAGCGGCGTTTTTCATTTCAAGGGCACAGCACATGGATGCACAAAACCAGCCAGCCAGCAGAGCCAGGCGAGAGCAACACATCGGCGACATGGCCGCAGGACAGCGCCCGCCCATCGCCATGCCGAACAGCGGAATTCTGGTGCGCGAGCAAGAAGAAATCGAGGCGCTTGACACGCCGATGAGCACCGATCATTTCGAGTTGCTGAAGTTCAACGAGGACGTTTTGACCATCCGGCTGGAGCGCAGCAGCGAGAAGAACGCGCCGCAAGTCGTGAGTGTCGCCGTTCAGGGCGTCGAGGCGTGGATTCCGGTCGGCAAGCCGTGGAAGGTCAAGCGCAAGTTCGTTGAAGTGCTCGCCCGCGCCAAGAAAGACAGCATCGAAACCGAGTCCAAGGAAGTCGATGGCGACGAACTGACGCGCAATCTGGTGCATCGCTTCTCCAGCAACCAGCACCCGTTCAGCGTCCTGCATGACCCATCGCCGCTCGGCCCCGAGTGGCTTACCCGGCTGATCGCCGAGTATTAAGCCGTGAATTTCCTCGCACTGGCGCAGCGCGTTGCGATGGAATGCGGGCTGCGCGGCGCCGTGCCGACTACCGTTTCCTCGCAGTCGGGCAATCTGGCGCGCATCGTCACATGGGCCAACGAGGCGTGGCTGGAAATCCAGAATGAACGCCGGGATTGGGCGTGGATGCGCTCGTCGGCCAGCTTCGCAACGGTATCCGGGCAGGCAACCTACACGGCAGCGCAGGCGGGCGTCACGGACCTTGGCATGTGGGCGCGGGATACCTTCCGCAACTACGTGACGACCGTTGGCACGCGCAGCGAAGTGTTCATGGACTTCCTGCCCTACGACGCATGGCGCAACACGTACCAGTATGGTGCCAACCGCTTCACCACTTCCAGGCCGATCGTCATCACGATTACGCCGGCCATCGACCTCGGCTTCGGCCCGGTTCCATCGGGCGACTACACCATCACTGGCGACTACTACCGGTCGCCGTCAAGCCTCGCGGCCGACACAGACACGCCAAGCCTGCCGACGAAGTACCACATGGCCATCGTCTATCGCGCCATGATGTTCTATGGCGGATTCGAGGCAGCCACAGAGGTCTATCAACGCGGCGAGATTGAGTACCGGCGACTGATGCGCGCATTGACTGCCGACCAACTGCCGGAAATCTCCTTCGGTGGCGCCCTGTGCTGAACATGCCGGGCGTTAGCTACGAGTCGCTTATCTTTGCCGGCGGGCTGGATCAAGTCTCGCCAACGCTCTCGCTCAAGCCCGGAGTGTGCAAGGCCGCGCTGAATTTCGAGTGCAGCCCGACCGGCGGCTATGCGCGCATCGGCGGGTATGAGCGATACGACGGCCGCCCGGCGCCATCGGACGCGGCATTCACCATCCTGGCCGTCACCGGATCGACCGGCCCGGCCAGCGGGGTGACGATCACCGGAGATTCGTCAGGGGCAACGGGCGTGCTTGTCGCCAGCACGGCAACCAGCTTCGTTGTCACCAAGGTAACGGGCACGTTCGACGGCGCGGAGATTCTGAAGGTATCAGGCACGCCAGTTGGGACGCAGGCGGGCTTTGGTGCGACGCTGACGACGAAGCTGTACGCGCAGTACAAGGCAGCGGCGGCCAGCGCCTACCGTACCGACATCGCAGCGCCTACCGGGTCAGGGGCCATCCTTGGCGCCTTCGCCTTCGGCGGCAGCGTCTATGCCTTCCGCAACAACGCGGGCGCCACATCGGCCGGACTCTGGAAGGCCACCAGCAGCGGATGGACGTCGGTGACGTTCGGCGAGGAAGTGTCATTCACGGCGGCCAGCACGCAGCCGTCAGAGGGCGCCGTAGTGACGCAGGGCGGAGTCACCGCGACGGTGCGCCGTGTGGTCCTGCAATCGGGCGCGTTTGCCGGCGGTACCGCTGCCGGGCGGCTGATCGTCACCGGCCGGTCTGGCGGGAGCTTCGCAGCAGGCGCCTTCACCGCCGGATTCACGGCGACATGCTCAGGCGCGCAGACCGCCGTTGACTTCCTGCCTGGCGGCAAGTTCCAGTTCGACATAGCCAACTTCGCCGGATCGGCGCAGACGGCACGGGTCTACGGCTGCGATGGCGTCAATCGCGCATTCGAGTTTGACGGCACAACGCTGGTGCCGATCACCACCGGCACGACGACCGACACGCCGAAGTTCATCGCGGCGCACAAGAATCAGTTGTTCCTCGCCTTCGGGGCGTCAGCCATCCACTCGGCGCCTGGCCTGCCCTATGATTACACCGCCCTGAGCGGGGCGAGCGAAATCGCAACAGGCGACACCATCACCGGCTTCCTTGTTCAGCCCGGATCGCAGGCGACGGCGGCGATTGCCATCTACCAGCGGTCGAACTCGCTCATGCTGTACGGCACCGGCACGGCGTCATGGAACCTCGTTGCCTTCAACACCGGCACCGGGGCAATACCATACTCCTGTCAGAACATGTCGCAGAGCTTCGTGCTGGACGATCGCGGCATCATGAAGATGGACACGACGCTGGCCTATGGGAACTTCGACCAGACGGCGCTCACGGCGGCCATTCGCCCGTTCATCGTCGCGGAACGCTCGCTGACCGCGGCTTCCGTTCTCTGCCGGGAAAAGAGCCAGTACCGGCTGTTCTTCTCTGACGGCATGGGCCTGCACGCAACCATCGTCAATGGCAAGTATCAGGGCGCCATGCCGATCTACTACCCGATCACGGGCGGACTCTACAACGCATGGGCCGGCACGCTGACCAACGGCGATGAAATCCTGCTCGGATGCGGCGCCGACGGGATGCTCTACCGGCTGGACAAGGGCACGAGTTTCGACGGCGCGCCGGTCTTTGCCTCGATCACCACGAACTTTGACTCGGTGCGCTCGCCACGGATGCTCAAGCGGTGGCGCAAGGCAGCCATCGAGATGCTCGGCACCAGTTACGCCGAGGTGGAGTTCTCCTACGTGCTTGGCTACGGCGACGGCGCCGAGTATTCGCAGCCAGGGCCGACCGCCTACGCCGCTGCGATGCTGCGCAACACATGGGACTCGACGGCGGTGTGGGACACCTTCTTTTGGGACGCTTCCGGCCTGACGCCGGCCGAGTGCGAGATGGGCGACACCGCTGAAAACGTCGCGCTGACCTTCTCCTCGTTCGCTGACTATGCCGAGAGCTTCACGCTAAACAGCGCCATCATTCACTTCACGCCACGCCGAGGACTTCGCTGATGCCTAGTGGGTTTTATTACCAGCACACGACCTATCCCCTGTTCGGGTCGCAATCATCCTCTGCGCTAGAGCGATCCGAGTTTGACCGGGTGCAAGCCGGATTCGACAAGTTGCCGACGCCTACCGGGTATGCAAACTACCTCGTCAAGATCAACTCGGCGGAAACCGGACTGGCGGCCAGCAACGTGTTGCTCACCGATGCAGGGGTAATGACCGTGCCGTCTGGCTTCACGGTAACGGCCGGGCCGGTCAGCCTGACAGGCGCATCGGTGACGGTGGCGACGGCGGCGAGCGGCGACAACACGACGACGGCGGCCAGTACCGCCTACGCCATGAACATGACCGGCGCGACGCTGACATCGCCGGCACTGGCCGGCACGCCGACTGCGCCCACGGCGGCGGCTGGCAC